TAGATTGAGGCCAGAGAGATTGGCGTTGTCAAGCATGGTATGAGTAAACTTAGTGCGACGAATGACGGTTTTTACAGATTCGGATTCGGTTTCGGATTCAGGTTCAGGTTCAATGAAAATTGTATCACGAAAATCACATTCTTCAAAATGGCTAAGGTCAATTTCACATTTTAATAATTTTGAATTGTAAATCAATACACGTTTAAAATACGATTTCCGAAAGGTGCACCCCTCAAACTCGCAATCTATAATATTTATATTTGAAAATTTCACATCGGTAAATATACAATTTGTAAACACGCACGACGAAATATCCGACGAGGTAAAATAACAATAGTTAAATTCAACACCATTGAACACCGTTTGGTTAAAACCACAATTATTAAATGAGGTTTGGTTGAATACACTTTTCACATGGGCGTCGCTTTCTGGGTCATTAAACATGGATATTTGTGTTTGTATAAAACTAGATTCATCAAACATTATCTCGTAATCGGAGGTTCCAAATGAAAGACCTCTACAATCGGCAAAATCAAATGACGTCTTGATAATTGAACCGCTGAATCCACCAATGGCATCAACGTGGTCAGATGCCGGGAATGCGACGTTTTCAAAGGTTGAACTAGTAAAATCGCTTTCAATGAATGAAAATCTGCCTTCCATTATGATTTCACGAAAAGTACTGCCTTCCAGGTTTACATTACTGAGCGTAATCCCGCTCATATTCGTTCCTATTAGTGTAGATTCGCCAATTGATACATCTTGTAATGTTATATTTGTTAGGTCTGCGTTTGTAAAATCCAGACCATCATAGTTTTCCTCTGATTGTCTTTTTTGTATAATTGCCTTTATTTCTTCGGATGACTTGTCGGAAAGGTTTTCATCATCGTCTTCGTTTTCACGGCGTGGGTCTTGGTTTTCATTGTCTTCGTCTTCTTCGTCTTCGTCTTCTTGATTGTATTGTTCTACATTATCTTGATTGTCTTCTTCTTCGTCTTCGTCTTCGTCTTCGTATTCTACAATGTCTTCTCTTTCTCGTTCTTCTCGTTCCTCCGCATCCGCCATTATAATATTGTTTATCTATAAATATTATTATTATTATATTTCTAATATTCCATTTGTTTTATTACAGCATAAAATATTGAGACCTAAATGTTTGCATATAATCATCCGCCAATCTCTCGTCATCAAAGTCCGCAGGCGTCATTTTCCCGGACAACAAGTGGGTTATCATAAATATGGAATACACCCCACATTCCGTGTCTTTTTTCTGATGCCGTTGTTTGTTGGAAAATACTTTGAATTGTATGCCTTCTTCTTCGCCCTGTTTTTTCAGTGTGTTTATAAACCGTGAAACTTCTTTCGGCATGGAATCGCCGGTGCTGTCAAAAAAGAATATGAACTTCTTTGTAGTGTCCATAAACAACGAAATCCAGTGCGCCCCGCTTTGGTCGTGCGGGTCGGTGTTGAAAATAACCCCTAATTTTGTCTTGCCACTGCGGAGTTGTTTCTTCAAATCAAATTCGTATAATTCTTGCCACACATGTTCGCCGTAGTCCAGTTCGGTGTCATAATCTATTGGCGACGGCCCCATAAAATCAAAAGAGGGGTATGCGTGTTCGTATTGCTTCATAACCGCCACAATATCCAGACTGGATAACCACTCGGTGGGGTTCTTTTTCCAAGATTGCGGGGCTTCCGGCGCAAACGTGTATTGCAATGTTTCTTTATCCAGACCATTTTTGATGAAAGATTGGCGCAACCAGCACGCTTCATTGGAACACACCGATTGCAGTTTGTGTTTGAGTTGTTTCCAGATACTACGCGGGTCCGTTTCTGCGATTTTTTGGTCGGGGTGTCTTGCGTTCCATAATTGCTTAATTTTATCCAACGCCGCCGACGAATAACAAGTGTACGATTTTTCTTTTTCGTTTTCTGGCTTGGGCGCACACACCGCAGTATCCATATCCGAACCGCGTTTTTGTTTTTGCGCTTCTTGTCCTGATGCTTGTGCTTGTCCTGATGCTTGTGCTTGTCCTGATGCTTGTGCTTGTCCTGATGCTTGTGCTTGTCCTGATGCTTGTGCTTGTCGTTGTTCTAGTTTTTGTTTTTGTTGTTGTTGCTGTAAGGGTTTTTCACTTGACATTATAATATAATATAATATATAAGATATAAGGTAATCGGTCTAATAAGATTTACGTTTATTATAATTCATTTAGATATTTGTTTGTATATTTGATTATATATTTGATTATATATTTGAAATCGCGTTGATAAAATGTCCGAATTTTTTGATGAACCTACCACAACCACCACCAATACTATAAAACTTCATCATGACGCCAAAACCCGGTATCAAGGGTGTCGTTGTTCCTCTTGTCGCAAACCATCCGCCAGCAATATCCCGGTGCTGTGTATCGCGGAAAAGAAAAAACACGAGTCGCGCTACGCAAAAGAACTGTTTATATACACTAATATATCTGGATTGGTGCAGGTATACGAATTGTTTGGGTCATGCGGCATAACCGGTAAAATCAGTTTTTTTCATTACACGTATCAAAGCGCCACCGCTTTGCTGCATATGTTGATGACGCTGCTTTCCTGCGCGGACACCTATAAAAATGTGTATTTATACAATTCTGAAAACGGAGGCGCGTTACAGTCAGCCAAACACTTTTTGGATGTGGATGGAGCGCTGTCCGGCATAATTTCAAATATTGCCAGCGAACATACCGTTATCACAGAGTCGGAACTGCGGAATTATGTATCGGGATTGTGTGTGTCTGTCACGACGTCGGCGGCGGCGGTATGATGATGAACACTTGCTTTTTTTCGTGAAGATGGCGGATTGCGAAATTTGGGGTCTCGTAAATTGATTTCTTTGCGCTGAGGCAGTGTCAGTTTTTCATTGGACGGCTTGTTTTTTACGATTACAAACTGGTCCATTGTTATCTTTTTTACTTCGGGCTGTTTCATACACAGCGAATTTGCGGTTTGAAGCAGTGTTGGGGGATGGAGATGGGTTGGAGTTGGGGGGGTGGTATTGTTGTTATGAGTTGAGTTGTTGTTATCATTCTCGTCATCATTGGGCTCAAAATCGGTTTGTATGTATTCGCTTTGACTGGCGTCATTGTCAGCGTGATTGTTGTCATCATTGGCGTATTCTTGTTGCAGCGTTTCTGACAAATCTTTGAACTTCAAATATTGAATGCTTTCTTTCAAAAAATGATTGAATGGCACTGTGATTTCCATATCAGTAATTGTTTTATTAAATAAGTCCTTTACCAAGGCAAATAATCGCCGCTTATAAAATCGGCGGTCTCTACGAAATGTGGTGTCGGCATCCATGTCGTTTTTCTTCATAAATCGGTCGTAATGAGCCGGGTTTATCAAGTATTCTAGCGTAACTGCGTCGCACGCATTCAATGATATATCCATTTGTGTTGTCTTGTGTTGTTGTCTTGTGTTGTCTTGTTATAATATATCATTGAATAATAACAGATTTTTATTGATTTATACGGGTTTGGCGGCTGGCCCGAGGAAGTTGTTGCTGCTGCTGCTTTTGCTGAGATTGCTGCTGTTGAGATTGCTGCTGAGGCTGTGATTGCTGCTGAGGCTGTGATTGCTGAGATTGCTGAGGGAAGCGCTGAATTCTAGGCCCACACTCGGTGTGCTTTCCATCATATACACAATGCGTGTTTCCCAATTGGTAGCGCGTTGAGTTGTCAAATAACAACTTTCCTAAACCATAGGGATTTACGTTGGTTGGCTCAAAATCAGAAGCGCCATTGTTAAACAAATATGGGTTGGGTTGTTCAACCGGTCTTGAATCCACGGGAACTTCATACAAATCGCTTTTTGATGACGGAATATACACGGCTTGCGGGTTCTTTTGATTGGCAAAAAACTGGTTGCGGAGAGAGGATTCCAGGTTGATGTTCTGGGCAAATCCTCGCCACGGCGCCTTGTCGGTTCCCGGATTGAATGTTTTTTCGGGATTAAAAGTTCCGTAATTATACACCGGGACGCTGGACTTTTCACGGGCTTCCATTATGGGAAGTTTGGCGTATTTTGAAGACAGCGGTCTCACACTAAACCCGGGTTGAAGGGTGGCCGAAGGGACATATCGGTCATACATGCGCGTGTTCAATTCTTGGTGGCGGTCTAAATTGGTGTAGTACACGCCATTTACGACGCCATATAAAAGGGGGGATTCTTCTATGGATGCCATTTTATTTCTTCCAATGTTTTTTTGTTATTTTGTGGATTGTGGATTGTGGAGTTGAGGTGAGGTTTCTTATATTAGATGTAGTAAAAAAAAGTAAAAAGTAAAACTGGGTTAAAGAGATATCGCCGGACTATATAAACAACATTTTTTTATTTTGGGTTTTTCGTTTTGTCTTTTTGCGTTTTATCTTTTTGTGTTCATTTTAGTTAGTTATGTGCGGTATATTTTATTTTGATTTATGTTCCGGGCGTAAAATTTCATTGTCGTTGTTAAAAACTCTCCAAACCGGTTTTGCGTCAATGATGCACAGAGGACCGGATAAAAGCATCTTTATGAATGACCGGACCCGCGTGTTTGGGTTTCATCGCTTAGCAATCAACGGCCATACACCTGAATCCGACCAGCCGTTTTTTCTAAAAAATTGCCGCCTCATTTGTAACGGCGAAATCTACAACTTCCGTAAATTGATTGAAAAATACGGCCTACACGACGACTATGTAAGCGGGTCTGATTGCGAAATTATCATCCACCTTTATCGCAAAATCGGGATTATGGAAACACTGAAAGCCCTGGACGGCGTGTTTGCGTTTGTGTTGTATGACTATACCCAAGAACGGGTCATTGTTGCGCGAGACCCAGTGGGTGTGCGGTCTCTGTTTATTGGCGCCACCAAGGCTCCTTATGTTCCTTATGTTCCTTATAATAAGAATGAGACCAATAACCAACACAACTATTGCTGCCATCTCACCATATCCAGCGAAATGAAGGCAATGAAGACGTGCACGTCAGTTGCTCAATTTCCAGCCGGGTGTTTCATGATGTATGAGCGGGACATCATGTATTCCGATAAACGGGCGGCGTTTTATTCGTATTATGAACCCGCAAAAATAACGGTGCAAGACAACTGCGAAGAAAATTACTGCCTGTCGCGCCACATTAAAAGCATTGTCGTGGATTACAAATACCGCATTTCGGACCCCACCGTGGATGACGACACCGGCCAGCGCAAATACATTCCGGAAGCAGCAATTGAAACCGACATTTGCAAAAACATTCGTGAACTGTTTATAAAGGCGGTTTCTAAACGATTGATGAGCGAGCGACCAGTGGGGTGTTTATTGTCCGGCGGATTGGACAGTTCCGTCACCACGGCGTTGGTGTTGTCTATGCTGCGGGACGCCAAACAAGCCGCCGGCGAAAAGATGAGCGACGACCCAGTTCATCTCAACACATACAGCATCGGCTTGGAGGGGTCGGTGGATTTGTATTGGGCTAAAAAAGTAGCGGCGTATTTGGGCACCACCCATCACGAAGTGGTTGTTTCCGAAGCCCAATTTTTAGACGCAATCCAGGAAACCATTTATCAAACCGAGAGTTATTGCACCACCACCATTCGGGCGTCCGTGGGAAATTACTTGGTAAGCAAATATATTTACAAAGCCACGGATGACGTCGTGATTTATTGCGGGGACATGTCTGACGAAATTTTTGGGTCGTATCGCGGGTTTTTGAAGGCGCCGACGGATGACGAGTTTCATCGTGAAAATGAACGCATGATTCGCGACGTGCGATTTTTTGATTTGTTGCGGTCGGATAAAAGCATCAGTGGCGCGGGATTGGAAGCCCGTGTGCCATTTGCCGACAAGACCTTTTTGAATTACGTAATGTCAATCCCGCCACGATTCAAGCGGTTTGACGACGCGCGCATTGAGAAGCATTTGTTTCGCAAGGCATTTGACGGGGTGTTGCCGAACGACATTTTGTGGCGCCGAAAGGAGGCATTTAGCGACGGTGTTAGCGGACACGACCGCACCTGGGTACAAATCATTAAAGAATTCGTTGATTATCACGTAAGCGACGATGAATATCAATTGGAGGTGTCAAAATACATACACAATCCGCCATATGACAAGGAAAGTTATTATTATCGTAAAGTGTTTGAGACGATGTATCCGGGGCGGGCTGACGTCATACCCTATTATTGGCGCCACCCTTTTTGTGATGGCGTGAAAGACCCCAGTGCTAGATTGCTGGATTTTTACAAGGCGGAATAAACTGCGTTTCTGTTTTTTTTATTGTGTGTATAGTATAACAAATATACATACAATAACAATAATGTCCGAGTACATCAAAAAAATATATTCCACAATTGAAATTCTAATTTACGTCATATATGCGGTCACATTATTTGGGTTGTATTCTATTGCGCCGCAATATTTAACCACGCTTCAAACCGGGTTGCGGTATTTTGTCATCCTGTTTTTAATAGCGCGGTTTAATCCATTTACGTGGAATACCGAATATCATTATGGCGGAAATAAATTCACGGATTTTGATAGGAGGGTGGTGTTTTCAATGGCGGTGTTTTTGTTTGCTACATCGGTTGTTACTGGTGTATTTTTGGGGGAAGGGTCCCCCATGCCCCCTCTTTTGTTGGGGGGGGGGGGGGGGGGGAGAGGTGAAAGGGTGATGTGGTGATGTGGTGATGTGGTGATGTGGTGATAAGATGGTGATGGGGATGGGGATGGGGATGGGATAGTGAAGGTCACGATAAAATGGTGTGATGGTTGGGGTGAAATAAAAATAATATTATATAGACCATTTTATAGGGTGGTCTATATAATGAGTTCAACACCTAAAAAAACTACATCAGCGTGGCTTCATTTTCTAAAAAACGTCTCTCATTATGGTAATATTTTAGCAATTCCGATGTTTATGATTGGTATTATTTACTTTTACTTGTTAGAAGGTAGAACAATATTAGAAAATATGTTATTTGTGTTTCTTATTCTAGGTTTTTTTGCGGATATTATGTTTACTTTATTACATTTCTTCATTTTACCAGGTAGAATATAATTTTATTCATTTTTTACAGTTTTATGTTTGTTTGGTTTTGTCGTGGTGTGATTATGGTTATGGCTACTATGGTTATGGCTATTGTGACTACTATGGTTATGGCTATGGCTATTGTGACTACTATGGTTATGGCTATGACTATTGTGACTATTATGGCTATTGTGACTACTTGAACCAAGTGGTTCTTTGAAAAATCGTCGCAAATGTCCAACAATTCCTTTGCTAGTGATTATATCAATTTCGTGTTCTTTTACTGATTTATACGCCGGTCTATATCCTTGTAAATCAGCCAATTCTATTACAAACTTGTGCATTATGCTTTTAAAATGCGGTTCATCTATTTCATATTTTTTACCGCCATTTGCCCCGTGGCACAACAAATTATTTAGCCGTGAATACACCTTGCTTTGTGTCATTCGTTCAATCAGGTCTTTATACGGTATAAAATAGCGGTATGGTTTTAAGCGAACGTAATACACATTATCCGCGGTCATTCCATTATAAACAACGTCTTCCAAAAAAAAGATTTCCACGTCCGCCGGGAGTTTAGTGTAATTAATGAAATCATCCAGGGTTTTTTCTTCGCTAGTGCGGCGAGGCTCTACGATGCGTCCATTGCGTTTAAATGCGCTAATCGTGTCATCAAACAACGGCGGGTCTGTCTTTTTTTTGTTATTCGGATATTCCCGGTGCATACAATGCACCAAATATTCTTTGATATAATGAACCCACTCGGTTGGGCCTTGGTTGTTGGTGTAAATATACACTTTTTTACATTCGCCGGATTGTTTCTTTCGCTGAATGTAATCCAATATACGAATTATGTTTGGCCGCAAAAACTCAGGATATAAATCCATCAAGTCATTGAACACAAGATACGGCGCGTCGTGGTTATAGTAATATTTACTGATTGCGTCGCACAATATTCCCAGTTCTACGAAATGGCCCAGTGTTTCGTCAAAATCAAGCACCACCACTTTTTGTGATTGTGATTGTGATTGTGATTGCTGAGAATGTTGGCGTTTATTTTCTTGATTCATTGGACGTGGACGGGCGGGGATGGGGATGGATTCGTTTATTTTATGTTTCAATAACCTCCAAGGTTACATTATATTTGGATTTTATTTTTTCTGGTTATTAAGTAAGAAACAAATACAACCGCGGTGATTAAATTAAATTATTAAATTATTAAACATGGAAGGCTTGCAACTTGATGGCGGAGAAGCATTAGATGATGATAGTATGTATATAGGCGGGGCCACCGGTTTTTATAACAGTAGTAATGTAAACATAGACGCAGACATAGACGCAGATGAATCCGGCAACAAAAACAAAAACACAGCCGAAAATACAGGAGTTAAAAAAATAAAGAAAAAAGGTCGTGTGGCTCGCAACCTAAGCGCAAGTAGCATGGAAGACATGGCACTCACTAAACAGGATTATGAAAAAATACTAAAATATTACGGCGTGGATATTCCAAATAAAACGCCTTTGCGTAAAATACGGCAAAATGCGGAACAATTGTTGGCAAACAAATTATGTCGGTGTATAAAAGGGGTTGGATATAATAAAGGCGGCGTAATAAAGCGCGTAAATAATCCGGTTGCGGTGTGTAGCAACGCAATTCTCACTCGCCGCGGTCTAACCTATTCGCGCATCACTTGCAAACGACGAACTGGAAACAAGACCAATCAAAAAAATATGAAAATAAAGAAATTAAACACGAAAAAAGGGCGGCAATCTCGGCGAACACGAAAAATAACGGGGGTGCGTAAAACACGCCCGGTCATTGAATTGTAAGTCCAAAGTAATGAAGTAATGAAGTAATGAAGTAATGAAGTAATCATGAGGCGTCGGCATCAGCGTCGGCGTCGTCTAAATGCGAAACCACCGACAATATGATTTTTTCGGCTTCGGTTATCTTCTTGAAAAATATGTTTGCGTCCAAGCGAACTGTAATACAAAATTTATGACGGGTATTTAACAGCATCACTTTAATGACAACTTCGCCTAGGTCGTTGTTGTATATCTCCATGATGCGTCCGCCTTTTTTTAAATCAATCACCCCGGGCGTGGTCAATGGAATCCATCGTATATAATGGTATAATTCCATTTCATTTGGGGTGATTACGCGGCGGTAATCTTTTAGTTTAATCATATACTCATCAATCACGTCGGGAGAGAGGCACAATTGTCGCAATATCTCTTGTTTATCCGCTTCTATCTTTTTATATGTCAAATTTAAAATAGATACATCTTGTTCTGTGTCAAGGGCTCGCAACAAGTTGTCAATATCCAATTCATCTTCTTTTTGGGTTACTTCGGACCTGAAATGTGTTAAAATCTCTCGGATATTTGCGATATCTTCTTTGGTTGCGACGGTGGTTGTGTCGTCATAGTCTTCTTCTTCGTCTTCTTCATAGTCGTCTTCTTCTTCATATTCCTCTTCGTCTTCATAGTCGTCGTCTTCGTCTTCATCTTCGTCTTGTTCTAGAATCTTATTTTGTGGTCCTTCGTCTTCATCGTCATAATCATCGTCGTCGTCATAATCATCGTCATAATCATCGTCGTCATCATCTTTTACATAATATTCTGGATTTACAACAATTGTTTTCTTTTCGGACATTTGTTGTTATATTGTTATATTTGTTATATTTGTTATATTTCATTGTATTGTATTATCTTTATATCTCTCTAATCCGCATCCCCCAAAAAGGGGCGTTTCAGTTTTTGTAAAAACAAGAACGGTCGTTTTAGGGACATCATTTTTACACCTTTTTTCCGGAGTTTTCTGAAACATACATTTTCGTTTTTAGAACCGTGTATCCCTCCCTTTACACTTTTTGGATTTTGAAAAATGCGGGGTTTTTAAAAACAGGGGGGTGGCTGAATTTGTAAAGGGAGGTATATGCGTATTTTATTAGAAATCAATGGATTTGGGGCAATTGTATACTGACGAAAATCAAAAATGATGATTTTCTTTGTTTTTTCGTAGTTTTGTCATAAGTTTTGTAATTTTTGTATGTTTTTTGAAAATTGTAAAAAATGCGTGTTTTTGGTGTATTTGAAACACTCAAATCATTTACGGTGCGGAGATTTGTGCCGGAATGCCGGAAAAAAATCTCAGGTGGAGACAACTTTCAAAAGTCCAATCGCAAAACGAGGATTTGGACATGGTCCGGAAAAGTGGAACATTTGTTCCAAAACTGTTCCAAAATCCCCAGACTGAACCGACATTTTTTGTGTTGAAAATACGGATTTCTCACGATATTCAATGCGGGGATTTTTTACAGGAAAATTATGGGTTGCCCCGCTGTGTTCCACCCCCTTGGAAAAAATCCCCAAAGGCTAATGTCATAAGAGGCTGTTTGAAACGCAGGTTTTTTGACGGCCAGTGTAGCGTTTTATAAATTACAAATTATATTATGATTATGGTGC